AATGAACTATATGAAATATATACTTTAGAAACAGGTAATGAAACTTTTGCAATTAAATGTGCATTAATAACAGTTGATGAAGTATTAAAATCTATAGATTGGGATTATTACGAAGGTAGTTCAGCTACAGAACTTAATTGGTGGAAAGAAGTTAAAAAAGAAATAGAAAAGTTATGAAGCCAATACACAGATACAATAATACTGACGGGTTAACTTTGTGTCGTAACTGCAGAGTAGTAATAGCAAAACAATTAACTGATGCTTTATACTGTAATAAATGCAAAGGCTATGATAAGCAAAAACAAAGTAGCTAACAAATATAACAAATAGTTATTATTGCTTTGAATAAACAAATTATTTCAAATGGAAAATAAAAGTAAAGCAGGTGGCAAGCGTGAAGGCGCAGGCCGTAAACCAAAAGCAGAAGAAATAGCATTAATTGAAAAGCTTTCGCCATTAGAACCATTAGCATTTTCAGCTTTAGAAAAAGGTTTGGAACGTGGTGACTTTAAATTTACCCAGTTATTTTATAACTACTATGCAGGTAAACCAAGGGAAACAAAAGATGTAACCCTAACAACAGAACAACCTATATTCAACTTAGATGATTTAGGGGACTTGTAATGAACGATAATGGAATTTATAGTAACTACTGCTTTAAAAAAGCTATTGCGTCTACAAAAGCGTATTAAGGTCGTTAGGGGTGGAACATCTGCCTCTAAGACCTTTTCTATTTTACCAATACTAATAGACAGGGCAATAAAAACACCTAACCTTGAAATAAGTGTTGTGTCTGAATCTATACCACATTTGCGCAGGGGTGCATTAAAAGACTTCTTAAAAATAATGATGGCTTTAGGTAGGTACAATGACAACCAATTTAACAAGTCTACTTTAAAATATACATTTGGCAATGGAAGTTATATTGAATTCTTTTCAGTAGACCAGCCTGATAAATTGCGTGGTGCAAGAAGAAACATTTTATATGTTAATGAGTGTAACAATGTAGACTTTGATTCATACTACCAATTAGCAATTAGAACCAGCGGTGAAATATGGTTAGATTATAACCCTTCAAGTTTATTTTGGGTTGATAGGGAAATAATAACGCAAGATGATGTAGACTTTATTACATTAACCTATTTAGACAATGAAGCATTAGCTGACACTATTGTAAAAGAAATAGAATCAGCAAAGGTTAAAGCATTAACTTCAGCTTATTGGGCTAACTGGTGGCAGGTATATGGATTGGGGTTAACAGGTTCTTTAGAAGGTGTATGCATACCTGATTGGCAAGAAATAAACTTACCTACCGAAGCTAGATTACTTTGCTACGGAATGGACTGGGGTTATAGCAATGATCCAACTTCTTTAATAGCAATGTACAAATACAATGATGCTTATATATTTGACGAACTAATATACCAAAAAGGATTACTAAACTCAGACATTAGCGACTTACTTAAAACAAATAACGTTGAAGATATAGTTTATGCTGATAGTGCAGAGCCTAAATCAATAGCTGAGTTAAATAGTTATGGACACAATGTGTTACCAGTTAGCAAGGGTAGAGATAGCATCGTTTACGGCCTTAATTTAATTAATCAAAACAAAGTTTATGTTACATCAAGAAGCAAAAACTTAATCAATGAATTGCGAAACTACATTTGGATGACTGACAAACAGGGTAATAAGTTAAACAAACCTATAGACGCATACAACCACGCTATTGATGCTATGCGTTATGCAATTACTTCACAATTAGAAAACCCAAACAAGGGTACTTATTACGTTTATTAATTTGCAAAGCAAATAGACAATGACATACGAAAATATTATAGCAGTTATACAATGTTATATCCACCACGTTAAAGGTGTTGAGGTAGTAATTAACCTGCCACGTAATATAGGTGAAATAAAAAAAATGCAGGCTATGTATAAAGTAGCTGAACAATATTTAAGGGTATAACCTTAAGTAATTTAATTTTATTAAGGCTATTACCTTAAAAGTTAAACAAAAGTTAAAGAAATGTTAAAGTTTTAAAATAGTTTTGTATTGTTAATAACCTTTGTATATTTGTACAAGTTAAAACAAACAAAAACACAAATTATGGAAACTTTAAAAAACAACTTTGAAACTGTAACTAATAACATCTACAACAATCAAGAATTTTTATTAAACTCTTTTAATAACTTTTTAAATGACAATGTTGATTTTAAACAAGAGTTCTTTAAAGCAACAAAAGAAGAGCAAGATAATTTATTTACTTATGTAGTAAATTCTTTAATAGGTAGAATCGCAATTGAAGAAACTTTTAAAAACTAATATTATGGAATGGTACGATTTTTTAAACCCAAACGAACAACCTGAAAAAGAATGCAGGTATTGTGGAGAAGCTTGCGAAAAAACATATTGTGACAAACAATGTGAACGAGCAGATGAAGATTAAGTTTTAAATAGGTTGGTTAAAGAGGTGGTCAGAAATGGCTGCCTTTTTTATTATATGCTATTACATATAAAAATGCAATACAACGCATAATTATATGCACAAACGTATAGATGTATAGTTTTACCAACACTAAATGCTTTATAAGGCATTAATGATTGTTATTACACACAAAACAAGCTATATTGTGTTAAATAACGGACACTTAATACAATAATGTAAAATATTTATTAATAAAGAAAAAAACAATACAATGAAGATAGAATTAAAAATACCAACTTCACTATCAGAAATAAAGTTAGTGCAGTACCAAAAGTTTTTATCTATAGCAAAAGACAATGAAGAAGGGGAATTTTTGCAGCAGAAAATGGTGCAGCTATTTTGCGGTATAGATTTAAAAGATGTAGCACAAATTAGATACAAAGATGTAGCAGAAATTACTGCAAACATTAATAGTCTATTCACAAAAGAGAATGCATTTATACAACGCTTTAAAATGGGTGGTGTAGAGTTTGGGTTTATTCCTAACCTTGATGATATGACAACTGGCGAGTATATGGATTTAGATAATTACATTACAGATTGGGATACAATGCACAATGCTATGGCGGTATTATACAGGCCTATTACAAATAAGTTAGGCAACAAATACCAAATAGAAGAATACAAAGGTTCTGTAACATACGCTGACGTAATGCGTCACGCACCATTAGACGTAGTGTTAGGGGCTATGGTTTTTTTTTACACTTTAGGCAACGACTTGTTGAAAAGTACGATAAACTATTTGGAGGAGAATCAGGAGCTGCAGAATATTCTGAACAAGCACAATTTGGAAAACGTTGGGGATGGTATTCAAGTATCTATGCTCTTGCTCAAGGAAATGTTAGAAGATTTGATGAAGTTTCCAAGCTACCAATCACCCAAAGTTTAACTTGGTTAACATTTGAAAAGGAAAAAACAGAAATAGAAATGAAACTTATAAATAAAAAATAATGAAAGGATTTTACCAAATAAGCAAAGCAATTAAAGACCAGTTAGATTCTGATGCTTTTGTTAATACTATTACAATGGGCGATATATTTAAAGTTGATTTAAATAAACAAACTATATTCCCTTTGTCACATATAATGATTAATTCAGCTGCTTACAACGGTAATACTTTTAACTATAGTATTTCTGTTTTATGTATGGATATTGTAGATGAATCTAAAGAAGCTACTACTGATATCTTTGTAGGTAATGACAACGAGCAAGATGTATTAAACACTCAGCAAATGGTTGCAACACGTTTACTTGAAATGCTAAGACGTGGCGATTTATATACTAATGGTTACCAATTACAAGACGGTGCCAATATAGAATACTTTGTTGACAGGTTTGAAAACAAGGTAGCAGGTGTAACGGTAACTTTTAATGTGGTTGCACAAAACGATATGACTATTTGCTAATGGAATTAACAGAAGTAAATATTATATTAAACCGCTTTAAAGATTACGTTATTCAGCAGTCAAGGAGTAACCTATCTAAAAGCAAAAAGAACAATACTAAAACTTTATACAATAGTATTAAAGGGGAAGTTATTACCGAAGATAGTTATTCTATTGTAGGCTTTTCAATGGATGATTACGGCCAGTTTGTTGACAAAGGTGTTAAGGGTGCTGACCCTTCCAAAGTTTCGCCTAATGCAAAAATAACAGGACAACAAGCGCCTGATAGCCCGTATAGTTTTAAAAACTTAAGACCACCTTCCAAACCTTTGGCTGATTGGGCAAAAAGTAAAAATTTAAGGTTAAGGGATAGCAAAGGTAAATTTAAAGAAGGTAGCTATAAAACAATAGGAATAATATTGGCTAGAAACATTTTGGCAAGGGGTATTAAACCAAGTTTATTTTTTACAAAGCCATTTGAAGCAGGCTACCAAAAATACATAGACACAGATTTAATTAAAGCATTTAGCCAAGACATAGACACAATGATAGATTATAATTTAAAAAATACAAAATGATAATATATACAAGAAGCCCGTACTTTATAACAGTAAATGAATCAGGGCAAGTAGGTTCTAAAATAGAATTAAGAATATGGAATGGAACTGGTTCAGTGCCTACACCTGCTACATATACTTTTAGTAAATCTATTGCAAGTTCAACACAAACTGAAAACATTTATAATATCAGTAACTTTGTAAAAGAATATATAGACAACGTTGCACCTGTTTACGCTGCAGGTGAAACTGATTCAACTACTATGTGGGCAAACGTGCAAGTTAAACGCTTTAAAGAAACTTCAGTAGGTTCTTATACTTTGTTAGATACTACCACATATTTAGGAACTAACGGATATACTTTGTTTACTGATGGTTATAATTACACCAATGCTTCAGATACTTTTATGCTTTTGTCAGACAATACAAAAGAAATTAGATATGACATTACAAAATCAATTCCATATGTTAACGTATTAATTAACCCTGCAGGTGGTGACGTTATAACTGCTACTTATAAGGATTTAAGAGGCAGAAATGAATTGGTAGTTGGTTACACAGAAACCAAAGGAATGCTTAAAATACCATTAACAACTACAAGCGTAAAATACGATAAAGGCAACACACTAACTATTACTTATAACGAAACTACTTTTCAGTATAGAGTTATACCTATTTGTGAACCTAAATACTCGCCAGTAATTTGTTCTTATATTAATCGCTTTGGTGGATGGCAGTTTTTAACGTTCTTTAAGGCACAAACTAATAACATTAATGTAACAGGTTCAAACTTTAATTTATTGCAGGATTCAATTGATTACAATACTTCTAAAGGTCAAAGCAAATCATTTAACATTAACGGAAAACAATCGGTTAAATTAAGTTCAGGATTTGTACCTGAAAACTATTCTGATTTGATTCAAGATTTGCTATTAAGTG